GGTCAAATGCCTGTTGGTAGAAGTAAATCATCAATAGAAGATAAAATAATGAATTTTTTACATAAGGTTATATAATGGCAAGAGTGACAAATAAGAAAAGAGCGCAAGTAAACAAACAGCTTTGGGAAAGAGCTAATAATAGTCATAGGCAAAGATGGCAGAATCTAAGTCAGAAAGGTTTCGACTTTTACTTAAATGAACAGTTGTCTAAGCGTGAAGTAGATGCTTTAGAAGAAGCTGGTATGCCAACATTTACAATTAACAGGGTAACTCCTATTATTGAGATAATGAAGTATTTTGCGACTGCTAATAACCCAAGATGGAAAGCAGTAGGAGCTACTGGAGATGATGTAGATGTTGCTCAAGTACATTCTGACATAGCTGATTATTGTTGGTATCTATCTAATGGTAAATCACTGTATAGTCAAATAGCTCTCGATGCTCTTACAAAGGGTATTGGTTATTTTCTTGTTGATGTTGACGCAGATGCTGACCGAGGAATGGGTGAGGTAAAATTCAGTAGAATAGAACCTTATGATGTATATGTTGATCCAGCCAGTAGAGATTTCTTATTTAGAGATGCGACTTTTGTAATGATTAGAAAGAATCTTTCACGGTCAAGTCTAATAAATAAGCTACCTGAACATGCGGCTAAGATTAAAAAAGTAGCTAGAGGAACTGAAGTTGTATCTTATTCTCAGAGAGATACTGATGAATCTTTTAGTACACAGCCTGAAGATATTACAATGGGTGTCAATTTAGAGGCTGAAGATGATGATATAATTGCATACTATGAAACATATGCTAAGAAAAAGTTTGCATATAGAAATGTATTTATAAAAGTAAAACCATCACCTGCTGAACTTGATCTTATAAAAGAACAAGTAGCTGAACAAATAAGCGATTTTCAAAAAGAAATAGAAGTTGGTTTAATAGAAAAAGAAATACAATTAAATGACGCTGTAGAATCAGGAGAAATGATACCTGAAAGAGCAAAACTTGAGTTGGAAAAAGCTAGAAAGATGGCAGCTCAGGCGGTAGAAGAACAGCGTATGCAAATGGAATCTCAAGCTCAAGATGCAGCTTCGACTATAAAACAACAAGTAATGCGAGAAGAAGATTTCAAATTATTGTCTTCTAATCCTGAGACTGCAGAGAATATTGTTGAAGCTGTTAAATTTTATGAAAATAGAGTAGTTCTAACATGTACTGCTGGTGATGATACATTTTTATATGAGTATACATTACCATGTACTGAATATCCTATAGTTCCAATTCCATATATGTATAGTGGAACTCCTTATCCTATGAGCGCAGTTGTACCTCTTATAGGTAAACAGCAAGAGATTAATAAAGCTCATCAGATTATGTTGCATAATGCAAATTTAGCCTCCAACTTAAGATGGATGTACGAAGAAGGCTCAGTACCTGAGGAAGAATGGGAACAGTATTCTTCATCACCGGGGGCATTATTGAAATACAGACAAGGATTTACTCCTCCAACTCCTGTATTACCAGCTCCAATAAATAACGCTTTTTATTCTGTTGTACAAGAAGGCAAGGCAGATGCTGAGTATATAAGTGGAGTCCCTTCTGCTATGATGGGTTTTACACAAGAACAACCTGAAACTTATCGTGGATTATTAGCAAATGATGAGTTTGGGACAAGAAGATTAAAAGCTTGGATGGGAAGTATAGTAGAACCATGCTTAGAACATTTAGGTAGAATATTTCAGCAGATTGCTCAAAAACATTATTCAGTAGAAAAAGTATTTAGAATTGTACAGCCAGAAGCTGGTCAATCTCCTCAAGAAGAAAAAGATGTAAGAATTAATATTCAAGTATATAATGATTATGGTCAAGCGATTGGGAAGTGGAATGATTATGCATCTGCAAGATTTGATGTAAGAGTTATAGCTGGGGCTACGATGCCAGTGAATAGATGGGCTTTACTTGAAGAATATTTTAGATGGTTTCAAGCAGGTTTGATAGATGATATAGCTATGATAGCAGAAACTGATATAAGAAATAAGAAAAGTATTGTAGAAAGAAAATCAATGTATGCTCAAATGCAAGGGCAAATGGAGCAGATGGATGAAGCAATAAAAGATAAAGAAGGAACTATTGAAACATTAGAACGTCAACTTGTACAAGCCGGTATAAAGATGAAAGTAGGTCAGGCTTCTAATGAAATAAGGAAAGACGTACTAGAAACTGAAGCACAACAAAAGCTTTTAAGAGGTATGTTAAAAACTGAGTTTGATAAAATGAAGACTGAAATGAAAGCAAGTATGGAAGTTGCAAAAGCAGAGGAAAAGCAGAATACTGAATAATGGCTAGTTGGAAAAAGAAAAGTTATCCTAGTATGGCTAGGGATGGTAGAAAAAATGGAAGATGGAAAGATGGAAGTAGCCAAACTCATTATAGGAATAAGGCTAATGCACCTAAAGGAAAAGTTGTTCATCATAAAGATGGCAATAAATCAAATAATAGTAAATCTAACGTTAGAGTAATAAGTAAAGCTGAACACAACAAAGTACACCCTGAAAAGGGTGGAAGAAGGAAGTGTAAGAGCGGTTTTACTTGGAGCAAGAGAACAAAAGCATGCGTAAGATTATAGTTTTTGTTTTGTTTGTTTTTGTTTAAATTAGTTAGAGTGAATAAAAAAGGAAAATAACTATGAGTCAAGAACAAGTAGGTAACGCCCAAGAGGCCCCCGAAAGTATTAATACTCAGCCCATCGAAGATAATATGATGTCTGACAACTTTTTTGCTGATCTAGACAGAAGTGTTAATGGTGGTATTTTAGACGAACATTCGCCGTCAACCTCGAATAATAACAGTGGTAACACACTATCGAGCCCAAGTGAAGTTCAATCGGTAGTCCCTGACAGTGATGTAGAGACTATGAAAAAGAGGTATAGTGATTCAAGCAGAGAAGCAAAAAGGCTGAACGGAAAACTTTCCGAATTAGAACCTTATATGCCGATCCTTGATGCTATGCGAGACGACCCCAATTTAATTCAGCATGTGCGGAATTACTTTGAGGGTGGTGGTCAAACACCTGAAAATATGGCAGAAAGACTCAACATTTCAGAGGATTTCGTGTTTGATGCCGATGATGCTTTTTCTAATCCCGATTCGGATTCATCAAAAGTACTTGGAGCAACGATTGACGGTATTGTCCAGCGTAGACTTGGAAAAGAACTTGCAGGACAAAAATCAGAAAATCAGAGACTAGCAAAAGAAACCAGTTTTCGTCAAAAACATGAGATGTCTGATGAAGAATGGGAAACATTTGTTAGTTTTGCTAAAGCTAAGTCACTTGAATTAGATGATATATATTATCTAATGAATCGTAAGAATCGTGACGAAAAAATTGCTGATAGTACGAGACGGGAAATGCATGATAAAATGCGTGAAGTTCAAGAACGTCCCGGTTCTCTTGCTACTACTGGCGGAACACAGGTCGAACAATCAACTGACGACCGAGTATTTGAAGCTATATTAGGTGTTGACAGTGAGTTAGAAAAAGCTTTTGGGTAATACCAGAAGTTTAATGATTAACTAAAAAGGAGATAAATCATGGCTGATTTATTTCAAATGGAGTCAACCGCTGATGTAGCAGCTGGTGCAGCTGAGCCTAGATTAGGAACAGACCTTGACACTGGTGTACTTCGCAGAAAATATGATTTTGGAGATAGAGTCTCTGAACTAGCAATAGCTTCAGACCCTTTTTTCCGAATGGTATCAAAACTGTCGAAGAAACCAACGGATGACCCCGAGTTTAAATTCACAGAACGTAGACCTTCTTTCCACAAACGGTATGCTTATGTTGTAGCTCATGACGATAATGGCTCTGCTGAAGTACATGATTCAGAGTTAGAACGTTCAGATTCTACTGCTGTAGCATCTGCTGTTGGAGATGAAGTAGGTTTATATATGGCGACTGATTACAAATCGTCTGGAAATCTATCTAGTGTTTATGCTCAATCTGGTGATAAAGTAGCTATTGGTGGAACAGGAACTCGACCTGAGTTCTTTATACCAGGACAGTTAGTAAAAGTACCAGTTATGTCTTCAAACACAGGAACTTCTGTTGATGGATACCATGTTATTAAAGTGACTTCAGTAGTAACTTCTGATCTTACTACTAGCATGGGTGTTGACAATGATAGTGCGGAATGTAAATTGGTTAAAGGAACAATTGTAAAGTTTGAGTCTGGTGCTAATGAATTGGCATCTTTTGCTCTAAACTCATCAAGTGGTGATGATGGATTTCAAACTGGTTCCAGTAATGGTTCCAATGAAGCCTATGATCGCTCAATTTCTAGCCAACTTGAACCGATACGTTCATATGTGATTGGTACTGCACATGCTCAGGGTAGTGGATATCCTGAAACATGGAAAGACCAACCTTTCTCAACTGCTTACGGACGTACTCAGATTTGGAAGACTGCTATGGCAATGGATAACACAACTCGTGCTACCGTGCTTAAGTATGAACCAAATGAGTTCGCTCGTGTTTGGCGCGAAAAGCTGATTGAACATAAGTGGGATATTGAACAAAGTGTTTTGTTTGGTTCTCAATATGATTCAGGAAGTGAGTGGTACACACAAGGTGCTGTTGATTTTATTTCAAGTTATGGTAATGTGTTTAGCTTGACACACGCAAGTAAAACACAAGACGATTTCTTGGATGATCTTAGTAATTACCTAGACCCACGTTATAATAATGCAAATGCATCGTTGTTTTTCTGCGATACTGCAACTTATAACTGGTTACATAAACTAAGTGGTTACTTTAGTAACAACCTTGAGGTATCACCGAATTTCAGAGCTGATATGTCGTTGACAGCTAAGAAGAAGGTATTTGGAGTTGATATTGCTGTTATTTCTACACCTTATGGTGATATGAATGTAGCACGTAATATTCACCTTGATGGACATGCTATCAAACTTCTTGCCGTAAATATGAGATACTGTAAATACAGACCTCTCGTAGGTAATGGCTTGAATCGTGATACTGCTATCTATGTTGGTGTTCAAACCTTAGAGAACAGTGGTGTTGACCGTAGAGTCGACCTAATTCAAACAGAAGCTGGGATGGAATGGCAAATGCCAGAAGCCCACGCTTACTGGTCATAAGGAGGTGTTATAATGGCAAATCCTTTGTATGGACAGAATAAAGCCGACAATGCTATTGACGCTGGTAAATCTAGCATAATAGTTGCTTCAGTTGATACAACATTAACTGCTGGTCAGTCAGGTTCTACTGTTTTTTGTAAAGCTGCAGATATATCAATTACGCTCCCTTCCGCCAAGGCTGGTTTAAACTACAAAATCATATGGGGTATAGCTACCACTGCAGGTGCTGATATTTTAGCAGCATCAGGTGATTGCTTCTTCGGTGTTATTGGCTTAGGCTCTACCACCGCAGATCAGCGTGGAGTACCTCAGATTATAACCCATGCAGTAGCTGTAGCTACTCCTAGCGATTATGATACTATGGATTTTGTAGCCGCAACCGCAACAATAGGTGGCAGTGCTGGTGATGTTGTTGACTTAGTAGCTATGGATGGCGTCGCATGGCATGCGCGTGCTGAATTAACTACAAGCAACGCTAATCCAGGATCTGTCGCTGTTATTGTAGCAAGTTAAGGAGGTAAATGATGGCTAAGTTAGGTTCAAGGGCTAGTTTTGGAGGAACTGTTGTTGAAAATATAACAGCTGCCAAAACATTAGACCCTTCAGATTCTGGTAAGGTATTTACCATAGATCAGGATGCTGCGTTTTCCATCACTTTGCCTACTGCTGCTCAAGCAGGAGCTGGTTGGACAGCAAGGTTCATAATGACTGATATTGGTTCCAATGATGTAAAGATTATCCCAAATTCTTCTGAGGATACTCTTATTGGAATGATTGTATCTGCTGATGGAGCAGCTGCTGAATCCGCTGAGTCGGGCGTTGATGAACTTGTTTTTGCTAGTGGCAATTCTGGTCCAGGAGACTGGGCTGAACTGATCTGCGATGGAAGCAACTTTTATGTTTCTGGGCAAGAGCATGATGCTGATGGTATGACAATATCGTAATCTTAAATTCGAGATGTAATAACTCGATATACGGATAAAGTATAGGGAGGCTCGATACCTCCCTGTACTTCAAAAAATATGGCAATAACAGATATACAGGCAACAGTATTAAGGGTGACTGGTGTGACCCCTACAGCTAATAGCGTCGAAGATGCTCAGAGATTTGTAGTATCTAAAATTCCTAAAGACTTATTATTGTTTGCAATGAATAGGTCTTCGTCATCTACTGATGGAAGTGCGATTGCTATTGAGAATGATTCTATTATAGACGTTCAAAGAAATGAGTATAGTTGTAAAGAAATACCATTATCTGAGTCTAAATGGGCTAATGATTCTACAAGTTTAAAGAAAGCAACAGCTATAAATCCTGTATTTTGGGTTAAGAACGATGGTGTTCAAATAGCTCCTAATACTGATGGTAGTAATGCTGGGTATGTATTTTATATTAGTTATCCTGAGGTAGATGATGATTCTGATTTAAGAAATGCAGTTATATTTCATACATCTGCTAATGAATTTGAAAAACTTGCTACTGGTAAAACAGTAGATTGGTCTGATTTAGTAATACCAGTTGCTCCAGCATTGGAAGCTGCTCCTACTATAACAGATTTGTCTATAGCTGCTGTGCCTCCTGATGTACCTTCTTTATCTACTGTTACATTTACTAGTTTAGATAGTGATGTTGATGCTAGTCTTCCTACATATACATTTACTGCTTTAGGTAGCGCAAGTACATATACAGGAAGCGCTCCATCTTATACTAAACCTACATTAGTATTAGCATCTCTTTCTTCTATATCAGACTTATCTATTTCATCCGCATTACCTGTTGCCCCAGTTTTAAGTAGTAGTTCTGTATCGTTTAGCACTACTGCTCCAAGTTATACACCACCAGTTTCACCAGCTAGAACTGCTTTTAATGACTATTGGACTCTTGGTGATTTTGGAGATAGTGACCCGGGAGCTCTTTCAATTTCTGCTGTTCCTCCAGTTCCTCCAGTTATTAATGCTGAGTCATCTTCTACGGGTGGAGCTGAAGTAGACACAGGTAAACTAGCAACTGCTCCTACTTATATAGCCCCAGTAATGGCAGGTCTAGATTTTAGTGATGCTGATACTTGGGTAAACACAGAGGAAGACCCAGAAATGGTTTCTTCAAGGATGCAGGTTATCAATGGTCAAATTGGTGAGTTTAGTGCAAAAGTTCAAGATTCAATGAATACTTTTAATAAAGAAAATGCAGAATACCAAGC